CAAGCCGCGGATCAACGCCCGTCAACTTACGCTCTTCCCCGGTGGATAGCCAGTATCAGGCCGGTTCTTCATCCATGATACATTCGTAGGTACTCTCATACACTTTGATGGCTCCCGGCAATGAATACCAGCGCGACCCGGTGCGTTCCAATTCCGTCGCCTTTTTCGATTCCACATGCCGTACAATCTCATGCAACCGCTTGAACATTGCGATACGTTCCGCCACCTTACCGGCCGTTCCACTCGTGTAATGGGTGTCATCAAAGCAGTCGATGCAGAGCTTCACGGTG